AACCCGGTCTGCGTAAGCGGATTGTGTCTCAGGTAAAAGCTGCAAACACCCACGGCACTGGAGCAGGCCAATGGTCTGCCCGTAAAGCACAACTTGTAGCTAAGAAGTACAAGGAAGCTGGCGGGGGTTATCGAGATTGAAAGCGCCTCAGAAATCATTGAAGGACTGGGGCGACCAGAAATGGAGAACCAAAAGTGGTAAACCGTCTAGTAAGACTGGTGAGCGATACCTTCCTGAAGCTGCGATTAAATCTCTCAGCCCTGCGGAGTACGCTGCAACTACCAGAGCAAAAAGAACCGGCAAAAAAGCCGGAAAGCAATTCGTAGCGCAACCTAAAGCAATAGCAAAGAAAACGGCAGGATTTAGATGACTACTACCGGAACCACACTCTTTAACATGGACTTCACGGAGATCGCCGAGGAAGCGTGGGAGCGTGCGGGCCGTGAAATGCGTTCTGGTTACGACCTGCGTACAGCTCGTCGTTCAATGAACTTGATGACTGTCGAGTGGCAAAACAAAGGTATCAACATGTGGACGATGGAGCAGGGTGTTATTAACCTGACTCCCGGCTTAGCCACGTATGCACTGCCGACTGACACCATAGACTTGCTTGAGCATGTGATCCGCACGGGTCAAAACACTTCATCTACTCAAGCAGACCTAACAATTACACGTATTAGTGTTTCTACTTATGCGACCATTCCGAACAAACTTAGCCAAGCCCGACCAATCCAAGTCTGGATCCAAAGGCTTTCTGGCGAGACTAATCCAACGGCTGCGGTCTTGGACGGAGCCCTCACTTCCACGGACACCACGATCACGCTTAACACGGTGGTTGGGCTAGCTGGATCAGGCTTTATCCGCCTTGGTACTGAAGATATTTACTACACATACGTATCAGGGAATACCCTAGGTGGTGTATTCCGTGGTCAAAACAACACAACTGCAGCGGCTCAAGCAGATGGTACGGCGGTCTTTGTGCCCCAACTACCTGCTGTGACAGTGTGGCCAACCCCAGATAACAGCACCCCATACCAATTTGTGTACTGGAGACTCCGCCGAGTGCAAGACGCTGGCGCTGGTGTGGAAACTGCTGACATGAACTTCCGCTTCTTACCTGCTTTGGTGTCTGGTTTGGCGTATCACATCGCTGTGAAAACCCCAGAGTTGATGCCCCGCATTGAGATGCTCAAGCAGATGTACATGGAAACGTTTGAGACTGCTGCTGGTGAAGACCGTGAAAAAGCCGCGCTTCGTCTTGTACCTCGTCAGATGTTTATTGGTAGTGGTGGTGGCTACTAATGGGAAATAGATTTGCATCAGGCAAGATAGCGATTGCTGAGTGCGATCGCTGTGGCCAACAATACAGACTGAAGCAGCTTAGAACTGAGATTATTAAGCAGCGTAAGTATCAGTTGTTGGTTTGCCCCGAGTGCTGGGATCCCGATCAACCGCAGTTGATGCTTGGGACTTTCCCTGTAGATGACCCACAAGCTTTGCGTAACCCCCGCAAGGACACAACGTATGTGACTTCTGGCGTAAACGTTAATGGCTATACATCAGGTGGTTCGCGGGATATTCAGTGGGGCTGGTACCCAGTTGGTGGGGCAAGTTTAAATGATGCAGGATTGACGCCAAACTACTTGGTGGCAACCACATTTGTTGGTACAGTTACAGTATCTTAAGGAGATTGATATGGCATACACACGATCAGCCGACGGCATCGCTAAAAAAGGCAAGACCGTAGGTAAAAATTACGGTGACAGCGGCCCTATGGCCAAAGAAACCATGGGCGGCAAAAAGACTAAGGGCGTGACTGGCGAAGCTATGCGTGCCGTAGGTCGCAACATGGCCCGCGCTAACAATCAAAAGCGAGGCTAATCATGGCTACATACAGCAAGAAAATGATGGGCAAGGAAGTTGGCGATGCCAAAGTCTATGCCAAGCCACACACAATGACAGGTAAAGCTGTCAGCGCGTCTGAGAACCCCGGTAGTGGCCCTAACCATAGCAACGCAAGCACAGTCAATATGTCTGTGGGCGCAGTTACACGTAGAGACCAGCCCGGTACAAAAACTAGCGGCATCAAGGTGCGCGGTACTGGCGCAGCTACTAAAGGTTTGATGGCACGCGGCCCTATGGCTTGAGGAACACATGAACTACGCCGACCTCGTCACGCAGGTAAACGATTACTGCGAGAACTCTTTCCCAACTGACAACATGAATGTTTTCATTCGTCAGGCGGAGCAGCGCATCTACAACACTGCGCAGCCAGCAAACTTGCGAAAGAACGTGACAGGCGTACTGACCACTAACAATAAATACCTTCAGTGCCCGTCAGACTTTCTGTCTGTATATAGCCTTGCCGTATATCCATACAACACCACAACAGCCACCGGTACATCTGGGGCTAAAACAATTGTGGTGGCGAGCACAACAGGTATTGCAGTGGGTCAGCAAGTGACCGGCACAGGTATTGGCGTAAATGCTCAGGTTCGTAGTATCGCTAGCACAACCATTACTTTGACTGTTGCTAACAGCGGCACGGTGTCTGGCTCTGTGGTGTTCCAAGGTGACTACCTGTACTTGCTGAACAAGGACGTGAACTTCATCCGTGAAGCCTATCCTTTGTCTGCGTATGCGTCTGAGCCTAAGCACTATGCAATCTTTGGCCCTCGCTCGGACGATGTGAATGAGTTGACGTTCATTGTTGGCCCAACCCCTGCGGCTGCATACAACGCAGAGCTTCACTACAACTACTACCCAGAGTCTATTGTGACTGCCGGTACTACTTGGCTTGGCGACAACTTTGATTCTGTGTTGCTGTACGGCACTATTTGCGAGGCCCTCGTTTACATGAAGGGTGAAGGCGACATGATGAAGGTTGCGCAAGATCGCTATGTACAAGCTATTGCTCTGTATAAAAACTTGGCAGATGGCAAACAGCGTGCTGATGCTTATCGTGACGGCCAACTTAGGACGGCTGTTTCATGAGCTACATCTTACAAACCCAGACAACCAGCTTCAAAACGCAGTTGTATACGGGCGTTCACAACCTGCTCACGGACACGCTCAAGATTGCGCTGTACACGGCCAATGCTGATCTAAACGAAGCGACCACTATTTACACGACCTCTGGTGAAGTGACCGGTGGTGGTTATGTAGCTGGCGGTGTGACCCTAACAGGCGTAACCATCAACTCTTCTGGGTTTACAGCGTATGTAGACTTTGCGGATGTGGTGTTTAACGCATCTGTGACTGCTCGTTGTGCTTTGATTTACAACGTGACTCAAGGCAATAAATCCATTGCTGTGTTGGACTTTGGGTCTGACAAGACATCGACTAACTTCACCATCACAATGCCTGCTAATACCGCGACAGCAGCATTGATTCGTTCTTCTAATTAAGGAGTCAGTATGACCACGGAAAAACTAAAAGCTACCGACCACGTTTCTAGTGGTTTTATTGCCGGTACACAGTCAGGCGAAGAAGCCAAGGCTACAGGCGTTTATCACGTTGAGTGCCATGACAAAGACGGCAATCTGAAGTGGTCTGCTGATACAAAGAACTTGGTTGTTAACGCTGGTCTGGCTTACATGGCTGGCACTGCTTTGACTTCTGTTGCCCAGATCACCACTTGGTACATTGGTCTGTATGGCGCTGGTGCTTCTAATACCCCTGCTGCTGGTGACACCATGTCTTCCCACGCTGGCTGGACTGAAGTTACTACATACAGCAACGCTACTCGTGTGGCTGCTACTTTTGTTACAGCGACAACTGCTAACCCTTCTGTGGTGACTAACGCAGCTTCTCCAGCAACATTCAACATCAACGGTACAACAACTGTTGGCGGTGCGTTCCTGACAAGCGGTAGTGCTAAAGGCGGTACGACTGGTACGTTGTTCTCTGCGGCTGACTTCAGTTCGCCCGGTGACCGCTCAGTTGTGTCTGGCGACATTATCTCTGTAACCTACACATTCAGCCTCGCTGCTTGAGGTCTAAATGGCTGAAGGCGGCTGGGGTTCTGGCACATGGGGTCAGGCTGGCTGGGGTGATTCAGTCTATGACCGGAGTGTTGCTGAAACTGCGACAGGGACAGATGCCGACTCTTCAGTGGTTAGTATTCTGTCCAGTGTGGATGAGACAGCTACCGGCTCGGATGCAATTAGTTCGCTGGTTACGGTTCCCGCTTCGGTATCAGAGACAAGTACAGGTTCAGACGCAATAAGTGCAACGGCAACATTTGGGGCTGCGGTTAGTGAAAGCGGTACAGGGTCAGATGAGATTAGTGCTATCCCAACGTATGGGGTATCTGTTTCTGAGACAGCGACAGGCTCTGACACGGACGCAGCTTTTGCCAACTTCTTAGGTCAGATTCTTGAGAGCGCAACAGCCACGGATGCCACTGCATCAGCTTTCACATTTCTGGTTTATATTGTTGAGACAGCAACTGGATCAGATGCGGTATCGGGTAGTCTGGCTATTGAAGCTTCGGTTAGTGAGACAGCGACAGGTGCAGATGCAATAGCGGCTGGGGTTACATTTAAGGGTGTGATTTCAGAGAGCGCTACTGGGTCTGATGTGGCTGCGGCAGTGGCAAACTTTAAGGCTTCTGTTGTAGAGTTGGCAACAATATCGGATTTATTACTTGGGCGACCACTGTGGGAAATTATTGATGACACACAGACCGCAAACTGGCAAAATATCAACAATGTTCAGTCGTCAGGTTGGACACAGGTTAGTGACACCCAAGATGCTGGGTGGACACAGATCGACACGAATTAGGAGCTTTTAAATGACTACAGGCGCAACGGGACAATTAGGTTTAGCTCTACCAGTACAGGGCGAACTCTCCGGCACATGGGGCGACACCGTAAACAACGGTATTACGCAATACACAAACATTGCCATTGCAGGAACTTTGACCCTGACCAATGACGGTGCAGTCACTCTGGCTAACACCACGGGCGATGCGTCAGCTTCTAACATCACATCCAGTCTGACAGGCGCGGGTACAGTCACAGCGCAGTTTGCCATCGTTAAAGTTACAGGCACACTGACAACAGCCAAGGTAGTTACAGGCCCAAGTTATAGCAAGACATACACAGTGGTGAACTCCGCCACTGGCGGTATCGTGACGTTTAAAGCATCGGGTCAGACCGGTGTTTCTATCGCTGTAGGCGAGACAGCATTTGTTTATTACAACGGCACAGACTATGTGAAAGTTGTCGGTACGGCTACGGCTGGCGCTGCTGGTGGTTCTAACACTCAGGTTCAGTTTAATTCTTCTGGTGTGTTGGCTGGTGATGCTGATTTGACTTTTGATGGCACTACACTCTCAACCGCTGGTTTGACAGCCAGTGGCACAGTAACCCTCTCTGGAGGTACTGCTAACGGAGTAGCGTATTTAAACGGCTCTAAGGTTGTTACA